CGCCGTGGTCGAGAGGAAGCGGTTGGGAACCACGGTCAACTCACCGAAGTCGCTGTCGTACACGTCGATGGCCGCAGTCAGGCGCTTGTCGATGGCGTCCTTGTAGCGGGTCGCGTTGCCGGTGAACGACTGCGAGATGACGCGCTTGTTGTTCGAGTTCACCATGATGACCGAGGGCGAAGCCCCGGCGTTCCAGCAATCCTCGATGACGTTGTTGAGGTTCAACTCCGTCAGCGCCACCGCAGTGCCAGGCACAAGCGCGGTGTCAGGATAGCCGGTGGTGGTGCCCGACAGCGCGGGGGCCGAGCCGGTCGCGCCAAGCACGATGTTCGTCTGGAGCCATGCGGCCAGACCAGCGGCCTGACGCGCGGAGCCGGACGAACCGGGCGAGGCGACGATGTTCTGAGTCAGCATCACCTCCATGTCGCGCTTCATCTCTTTCAGCTTGAGAGCGATTTGCGCGGCCAACCGCTGCACGTTCTCGGCGGCGGCGTCCACGGCCTCCGAGGTGTGCGACACGCTGACAACCTTGTCCGAAATCTGGGTGTAGTTCCCCAGACGGCGCCCCAAGGTGCCGTCGTCGTTCGGCACGTCCTCGACACCTTCCACTTCGCGGTTGGTGCTGTCGGGCGCTTGCAGATCGACCACGGACCATTCCGTGAAGGTGTTGGTCGCAGCCTGCCCGACCCCGATAGCCGTCTGGAACGGCGTTTCTTCGGGCGAGATCATGGAATACTGCTGCTCCAAATCCTCGCGGATCAGGGCGTTGTCGTAGGTTTCGATGGTGTTCGTCATAGGCATGGGAAAGCCTCCTTAGCGGGGTTTTCGCACAAGCATTGTCGCCGCCACATCCTCGGGTCGGCCTGTTTGCTTGGCGCGGTGGATTGCGGCCTGCTGCTGCCTCGCGGAAACGGTCGCTGCTGTGACTGCCTTCTGCCCGCCCGGACGAATGACTTTCGTTTTGCTCTGCTGCGCCTGGGGCTGAGGCTGGGCTACCGCGCCGCTTTTCAAGCGGCGGTAGGCAGCGGCGTCAGCGGCCATCTGAAACAAACGGTAGTCAACCGCCATACCGACTTCCTCGGGGCTAAAGCCATAGGCTTGTGCGCCTTCAAGGATCAGGTTGCGAACTTCCTGACCTTTCACCGGGTCGGCAAGCTGCGGCATAACCTCGACCAACTTTTGCGCGTTCTTCTGCCGAAGTTCCTGCAATTCTTGGGCCTTCTGGCCTTCGTACTGCTCAAGGGCGCGCTGAACCTGCTGTCGGCGGGAGCCTAGCTGGTCCTGATCTTGGCGGTACTGCTCCATTTGGAGCAAATACTGCTGAGGGTTACTCTGCTGCAACTGCGGGTCCGGTTTGGGGACTCGGGGCTGGAACATCAGGTGGTCAAAGCTGCGAAACGCCTGCACGAGACGGTCGCGGCCCTCTTGCAACTCCTGCTGCACCTTCTGACGCTCGGACTCAGCGGCCTTGCGTTGGAGGGTGGCATCTTGGAGCCGCTTCTCAATCGCTCCCTCGCCAGAATAGGCCTTTTTCAAGTCAGCAAGAGTAACTTCCTTGGTCGTTCCGTCCACTGTCACCGCCAACACAGTGTCGTCGGTTAGTTCGAAAGACCCGGAGTCCTCGCTGTCGCCAGAAGCCTCGCTGTCGTCGGTCGCAGGTTCGTCGCCGTCCGAGCCATCTGACTCAGTTTCGGCGGCGGTAGTGTCGTCAATCTCGGCCTCGTCTACCAGAGGTGCGCCTTGCTTGCGCTCGTCGTCCTGCGGGGCTTGGGCCCCAGCGTCGGGCGCGGGCGAAAACAGCATGGACGCCGCGATCTGGTCAATCGACGGGGCAGCGGTTGTGGCAGTTTCAGGCATTCTTAGTCTCCTTTTTCGGCCTCCTGCGCGAGATTGCGCAGGGTCGCCCGAATGTCATTGAGCGCGTTCACCTTTCGGTAAATCGCCTCCCTGACTGCTGACTCATTTGAGTCAGTCGCCAGAAATTCCGCATACGCGCTGGCCTCAAGGTATCCTATTACCTCACCAAACGCAACGTCAGCCAGAAGGCGCTTGGCTGCACCGGCGAGAGCGCGGGATTTGGCAGCGTCCATGGCTTACTCCGTGGGGGCTTCGTAGGGGGCTTCGCGCGGTTTGTCCTGCTCGCGCCGAACAGCAGCCAAGTCAACCTCCTGCTCGTGGCGCGTCTGGGCGATTTGTAGCTGCTGCGCCAAGCGATCGCGCTCCAAATCGTCTTTTGCGGCAAATTCGAGCGCGTCGATCTGGCGCTCGATGGCCGCGCGGCGCTCCGCGAGGGTGAACTCCAACAGCTTTTCCTGCGCCCGCAACTCGGCTTTCAGCTTTTCGGCCTGCAACATGGCGTTGCCCGGATCAAGCGGCTGACTTTCCTGCGCCTGCTGCATGATCTGTTGCAGTTGCTCCACAGATTCCTGAGTCAGGGGCGCGAAATAGCGACTCACATCGTGCAGGCCGTGCATTCGAGTCATGTCCTCAAGCGTATTCATGACCTGCGGCAGGCCCGCAACAGGGTTCATCGGCCCAAACTGCGAGATCAACTCGCGCTGCTGCGCCAGGACTCCGACCAGCCCCGCCAGTTTTTCCTCTTTCTGGTGCGTGCCCAGGCCTACGTTCGGGCGCATGAACAGGGTCGGGTCGAACGTGGCCTGATCGACTTGCAGATAGGTGCCGTTGATTTCCATGATCTGCTGGCGGTCCAGATGCCAGATCGACAGATTCAGCAGCCCGTTGAAAACGACTGTCAGCCCTTCCGCGATGTTGCGGGCCATGACTTCGATCTGCCCCTGCGATAGCTGGATGGTGTTGGCGGCGGCTTCGCGGGTGGTCGATTGCAGGGCGTCGTGGTCGATGCCCATGGCCGCGCCGGTGATACCGACTTTCACCTCAGCGTCCTGTTTCAGATATTGCAGCAGCGGCAGCATTGACGAGATGGTGGACTGGACCCCGATTTCCTGAATCTGACCGGGCGCTCGAACCCGGATCGGCGCACCAATCGCGGTGTTCATCACATCGTCCAGATTGACCAACTGTTCATGCACCGCGAGGCGGCGGTTGTTGCTCAGGTGCGCGTTGTCGCAGGTCGCGCGCAGCAGACTGGTCATGGTGTCCTGCTCTTGCACCATGATGTCGAAAATGGACTTGCCCCAGATCGTGTTCGGCTCAGGGTCTATGTTGATGATCCCAAACGGCACCTGCTGGCACCGCTCGTAATCGAGCAAGGTGTAGTTCGACCCGCCGAGCCAGAATTTGTACAGTTGGGGTATCCCGATACCGTCCAGATCAAACCGCGCATAGGCTTCCGTGATAAGGACGTTCCGCATCATCGGGTCTTTGGACGGTTGCTCTTTGGTCTTGGAGTACCCGCGCCGAGCGTCCGCTTCGCCAGTGCCGCCCATGTCCTCGGGGTCGCGAGCGTCGAGCCCTTCGAGCAATTCTGGCGCGATGCCCAGCGCCACTACGTCGCCCGCGCGCATGTTGCGCTGGTGGCCGATCACGCGGGCGTCGTGGATGGACGTGGCGTTCTCGTCGATGAAGAACTGCTCAAGAGGCACGTTTTCCAGCTTGATCTTGCCGCCTTGCAGCATCCGGGCGAGGGTGGCGCTGAACAGCGGAATCGGCTCGCCGGTGGGCGACATGAACACGGCGCTGGATTGCTCCTGCTCAAGAATCTCCACGTCAGGGAGCTGACTCAGACGCTCCAACTCGTCCATGGGCAGGTTGGACAGATAGCGGTAATCGACCTCGGTGGAGTCGTCCCACCAAAACTTGATGACGCCGATCTTTTTGAGCATCGCGTTTTGCATCGCGTCATAGAGCGCGCGGTAGCCGCCAGAGCGAAAAAAGAGAGCGTTGACGTATTTAGACTGCTGATGCGCCAGAGGGGCCGTGTGTGGCCCGCTGGGGACGTATTCGACAATCGGGTCAGCGTGGAGGAAGATGCGCAGCAAAGATGGCCTAGCGTTGCGCACAGCGTCTCGGACGGTCGTGGCAACGACATTTGAGCGGCCCTTGACATTGGGAAGGCGCGTCTCGCCG